TTCAAAGTTCCGCCTAAGTCAATATTTGATATTGTTGAAGCGTCATCAGAAAATGTAATAGTTGAGTTTGAAAGTTTTGCATTGGTAATCGAACCTGCTAATTTAGCAGTTGCAATTGAACCGGCTAACATGTCGTTTGTAATACCTGAAGCTTTAACTCTTAATGCGTCTGAACTTACTTCGATTGAACTGTCATCTACTGCAACATCAATTTGGTTACCAGTTTTTGTTAATGCGTCACCGGCACTAATTTGACCTGCACCTGAGAACTGAGCAAATGTAATATTTGTAGAACCAAATGTAGGTGTGCCATTATGTGTTGCAACATAACCGTTATCTGCGTTTGCTGTACCAGCTTCTACGAAGAAGAAAGTACCGCCTGTTAATTCAGAAGCTGTGTCTGCGTCTGGACTTCTTGTTAATACGAAAGCTGCTGAACCGCCACCTGTTGCTGTTACTTTATAGATACCGTTTTGTATTGCACTTGCTTGGTCTTTAACAAGTATTCTATCATCAACACTTGGAGAAACACCATCAACTGATAATGCACCGTTAGCGTCAGCAGTTAAAGTACCTGCACCATTATTATAAGTACAAGTCGCTAATGCAGCTGTTGTAGCAACTGAACAAGATTCTTTAACATCAAGTCCGTTTGCAACACTATCCACATATGCTTTTGTAGCAGCGTCTTGGTCACTTGTCGGGTCAGTTACACTTGTAATTCTGCTTGAGTTTACATCAACTGTACCAGAACCGTTAGGGTCTAAAATAATGTTACCATTTGAGTCTGTAGATGAAATAGTATTAGCGTTAACATTTAAATTATCTACTGTTAATTCTGTTACACCTGCAATCGCTGTTGTAGTAGCACCTAATGTTAGTGTAGATGAACCTAAAGTAATTGTAGAGTTTGAAAGAGAAGAATTACCAATATTTGATAATGTGTTACTATTTGCGTCAATTGTTTTATTTGTTAATGTTTGTGTAGCAGCTAGACCAGCAAAACTTTCTGATTGTAAAGCACTATTAAATTCTGCTAAACTACCTGTTAGTGTATTGTTTGCTAAGTCAATTGATTTATTTGTAAGTGTATCAGTTGTCGCTTTACCTACAAGTGTGTCTGTAGCAGCTGGTAATGTTACTGTAACATTTCCACTATATGCTGAGTGAGCCGCTGATTGTAACGCTGTGTAATGTGCGTTAGAACTTTCACAATATAATCTAATTGCTGATTGAGTACCGTCATTTTTAATTTCAATTAAACCGGTTGCTAATGTAATTCTGTCATTACCACCAATTTTAATATCAATTTGGTCATCTGTATCAGCAGTAATTGAAGTATCTTTGTCTGCGTCTAAAAATAATTCAGTACCATTCATGTCAACGCCATTGAACACAGCGTCATCATCAAAAGATACTGTCATAGTATCACCAGACAATGCCGTAGCAATACCGTTACCGCCTGTAATTTTTAATGTTTCAGTTAATAAGTTGATTGATGTTGATGTGGAACTTTCATCAACTAAAGTAAGTGTCGTTGCTGGAGCTGCAAACGATAAACCACCTGAACCGTCAGTTGTCAACACATGACCACTTGAACCATCTGTACCTGGTAATGTTAATGCTAAGTTGGATGCTACACTATTTGGAGCTTTTAGTGAAACATAATGAGAACCATTATTTGTTCCTTCATTGAACTTAATCGTACCACCTACCGTGGTAGAATTACCTATATTGAGTGTGTCTATTGCTGAGTTACTATCTGCTGTTAAAGCTGAACTAGCTGTTAGTGTACCATCTACATGGTCTAATTTATCTACGAAATATTGGCCGCCAATTACTGTTATATTATTAGCGTCACCTGAACCATCTACACCACCCTCACCAATAAACAGTCTATCGCCGTTATTGCCTTGCGTACCAGTACCATAAGTATAAGCTAATTCACCTAGTTTTAGCGTTGATGGAGCCGAAGTATTTGCACTTCTTTTTATCTGAATTATTGTTGACATTTATAGCTCCTAAAAATTGCCTCCGTTAAACACCAATGTTCCTGTTGTAGTGTCTAACTCGTTTTTTGTTACGAATTTATCTGAAGAACCATCATATTGTAATAAAGCGCCATCTGTTAGTGTAGAAGAATCTACATCCGTCAAACTTCTCAATCTATTAACATTGGTAACACTTAAATTTGTGCTTGGTACTTGAACAGATACCTGTTGTGGTCCTGCGGAAGTGCTAGAGTTAATATTTGCTTTAACTCCACCTGTAGTGTTAATAACTGCTTTCACCATTGGTTTCCTCTCTCTTTGTAATATTTATAATGAAAAATACTTGAGGAACAATTAAACTTTTGGATTTACTGTAATAATGCCTTCAATAACTCTAGTAACCGTACTATCCGAGGTTTTAGTGATATATACATCATAAACATATCTAGCAGGCGCATTTAAAGCTGATGTTTGAGTATCAGTTAAAGCTATTGATATAACACCTGTTGAGGTATCTGTGGCTATTGTTGTTGTAAATTGTGTGTAGGTGCTAGAACCATAACTATTAGCTAGTTTGGCTTCTGCTGTGTAACCAGCAAGGTCTATAGCGTCTCCAGCCGAATTAGTTACAGTTACATCTGAACTAAACGAAGCGCCTTGGTCTATCCTAAGATTTGCTACTGCCGCCATTGAATTGTTTTATTCCTTCTTGTATTTTACTATTGTAATGATTAGTCAATACATCTATTTTTTCCAATTCAATTTCATGTCGAACTTTAGATTGTTGAATTTCTTGTCTAGCCGCTATTGAGTTTCTTAACTCTATAGGTAACTTTTCAATATCGTAATCTACGCCGTCTATTGATATAACATTTTTTGGTTCATCCATAATTATAACTTCTTGTTTTGTTTTTTAATTTCTGCGATTAGTTTTGCTTTATTCAATCTCTTGTCTAATTCAATACCAATTTTTCTGCCAAGTTTTTCTAACTCGGCCTTTGTTTTTTTCTCTAATCCTTTTGTATCAATTTTTTTAACTTCATTCTTTAATACTAAAGGTTTAACTGAAAACCAACTTTTAATTTTTGCTATAATGTTCATAATTTCCTCTTATATTTATATATTTATAATGGTATTTATACTATTTACCAAACTTTTCTTTGGCCAAATGATTTACATCCATAATATAATCCTGCATATTTTGAGAATTTTGACTGTCTAATCTATATCTCTTAACATGGTCGTCAATCCAAGCTTCACTATCGACACGATAGTATTTCATTTCCTTTTCAGCTAATTCAGGTGTAATATGTCCAAGTCCTGCTAATGTCCAATTCCACAACATATTATTCACATGACCAAAATAGATATTAAAAGTTGACATATCAGGTATCGTGTGTTTAGACATTTCTAAAATTTCTTTTACTTGTGGTGTTATGTGTTCTTGTGTTTTTATTTTTTTCCAGAATGGTGTGTCATCTCTATCACCTGTATAATGTAATACTAAAAAATCTCTCATATCATCATACACTCTGGACATTTGAGTATTAAACTTGTTTCTGTTTGTATCTGTTAAAGTTTCTTCTTTACTTTGTTTTAAATACTTACGAGTAAACTCTATCAATTGTACTATTGTTGTGTGAATTGAGGTAGCTTGTAAAGGTTCAGCAAATGCACCTGAAAGTCCAATTGCTAAAACATTTTTCATCCATTGTTTCTCTAATCGACCAGACCTGAACTTAATTTTATTTCTTACTTCTATTTCTTTGCCGTAAAAATCATTAATTTCTTTTATTGCTTCATCTTCACTTATCATAGTATCATCAAAAACATAGCCCTTACCTACTCGGTGTGTCGTAGGTATCATCCATTGCCAACCTGCGTTCATAGCTTGAGCTGTAGTTTCAGGTCTAATATTATTAAATTCTTCTTCTGACATATCTTCATATCTATGGTCAAAAGGTATAGCTGCGTTCATTGGTAAATGGCCAACATAATCTACCCATTTCCACTCATCCAATTCACTAATTAAAAACTTTTTAAAACCTGTAGCATCTACAAATAAATCACCTTCTAACATATTATTATCGTCCATTAACAATGAATGAACTTCACCATTTTCATTTAAAATACATTTTTGTACTGTGCCATTAATAACTTCAACGCCTTTGTAAATACATTTAT